AACGCGCTTGCCCAAGAACCCGTCCTTGAGTTCGGCGTTAGAGGCCACCCACTCAGCCAACTTCTTGTATTCATCGGGCTCAAGACCTAGGCTACGGATGGCCCCAACATCCAGACCCTTCTTGAGGGCTCCAGAACCCAACTCAAACAGATGCTGGAGGGCCGTAGCCGCCGTCAACTGCTGGGTAAAACTGGTAATCGGAGCCAGACCAGAGATGTCCGACATCAGGTTTGTGGCCCCACGCACGGCATTCTGGAACGGTCCGGTGTACTCAGTAGACCCCAAGGGGTCCATGAAGGTTCGCCGCAGACGGTCGGTGGAGGGTGAGAACCAAGCGTCCAAGAAGGATGCAAAGTTCTGAGCAGGACGATCGAGGTTCTTGTAGTTGGCAATCATTTCAGCCAACACAGGCAACTGCGTGAAGGTCCTGCGGACTCCCAAGGTACCGACAATACGGGCAACTTCGCTGATGGCTGCAAGGCCGAATTGACCACCAGTAGTCAGGTACCCATACTGCATGAACAAGGACATGGCCTTGTCACCAAACTTGGGGGCTCCTGAGTAGATAGGTTCATACCGCAGGGCGGCAATGACTTCCTTCAGGCCCTCAAGATGTCCCTCTTCGACTGCACCACCAAGTTTACGAGCCGTATCGAGCATCTCGTTGATGGTGCTGACCTTCAGCGGCTCTTGAACCTCGACCCCATCAACTACCTTCTTGGGTCCCTTGAAGCCGTTTGCAGCCAAGTAGTCGTTGAATCCGTTGATCAACCGACGCTCGTTGACGGCCCCCATGACTGAAGTGATGTACTTCCGGAAGACCTTGGGCAGATCGTCATCAAACAGGTCCGCCAGAGACAGGTTGTTCCGCCCGTTACCCAACAAGTCACCAGTAGTGGAAATCTCAGCCGACTCGTCCAGCAGAATGCGAGAACGACCAAAGGGGGTCCTACTGCCAGTCTTAGCCTTCAGGGGGCCAAGAAGATCCCCAAGGGCCTCCACCAGTTCCTGATCCTGCTCGGTCATAGGAGCATTCTCGGTGGACTTGGCAATGCTGATCAGACGCTCCGTGAAGACCTTAGCAGCAGCCTTGACATCGCCAGTAAAGGTTTCTTCGACCCCATCAATAACAACCTTGCGTCCGTTTTTGGCAATAGCCTGCTCAATCAGACCAGTCAAGGCTTCCGTACCTTCACTAGTGGTAGCCAAGCGTCGAATCATGTCGAACCGCCACAGGCGAGGGACATAGTTCACAACGGCAGACTTGGTGAATCCAGCCACCCCAGCCTCAAAGGCAATGTTGTGGACCTTTTCAAAGATCTCCTTGAAGCCACGGGCAGCGTCATTCACCGCCGACACCGTGTCATCAAAGTTGCCAGAACGCATCTGCTTCATAATTCGACGGTTGAATTGAAGCCGAAGATCCTTGTTGCCAAAGGCGTACTTCCAGTTGTCCAGAAGCGTACCAGCGTCTTCAGCAATATCCTCAGTCCCACGACCCATGGCAAACCGCACAAATGAGTTGCGATAGCCACGCATGAAGGTAAACATGGTGGAGTGCAGGATTTGACTACCAGCCTCAAAGATGGTGTACTTGGTGGCCGATCCGGTTGCTCGACGGGCGTTGAAAGCCAGAGACGCGATCAGTCGAACGGCACCGTTCTCCGACTCCATGGCCCTAGCCGCTTGATTCAGCAGGGGAGAAATCAGAGGAATGCGCTCGGTAAGAAAAGCCGACATACGCTTAGGTACACCGTCAAAGGACCCCGGAGTTCCTGTACCGCCACCGCCCTCACCACCACCCCCAATTCCCGAAGTGTCCCCAGCAACAGTAACAGCCTTTGCTGTTCTTGCGGTTGAGGCTTTGGTAAACCGCTTAAGCACCGAATCAGAAATGTTGATTGGCTTTGCCGCCATTCCGGTACGCGGAGCAGCCCCAACCCTCCTGTTGATGAGTTCAATAATCTGGGCTCGTTGGGCATTAGAGTCGAGAACGGTGCGGCCCTTGGCGTTGACCCGTGTAGGTGGGGCTTTTCTCAGTTCTCGCAACTCTTCGATTACTTCACCAACAATCTGACGATTGACCTTACCGCCTCTGGTTCGGATTTCGTTTAGAACTTGGAATACCAACGATTGTGGAGCATCCTTCATTCGCTTCCACGATCCGGTATTGAACAAATGCCAAGTATCATCGACCATGTCTTCAAGGATGCGTACTTGTTCCAATCCGCGATCCATATTTAGAATGGCCGGACGAGAAGCCAACTTAGCAGCGTTTGGACCCAGTTCATTGGAAACCAGTTCCCAGACTCGTTTGTTAAATGCTCCTGCTTCTAGTCCAGCCCTATGGGCGGCGACCATAGCACGGCCTAGAATGGCAAATACCTTTTGATTGACAGGCACTCCTAGAGCATTGGCAACCTCTGCGGCGGCTTGCTGCATAGAGGCCCCACCCATAAGGCCGCGTATAACTGGTGGGTTTGGGAAAGCGCGCTGAGAAGAGCGCATTACCGTTTCCATATTTACAGATACGACCTTTGAAAACTCTTCGGGAGTTTGTCCAAATCGCAGTTGACCAATTCGTTTAAGTGCTTCCCAGACCTTCTCTGAAAATGTCGTAGGCCCTCCGCGATAAAACAACCGTAGTCCACCAACACCAAGATGGTCGAAGTTAGACCTCCATTTAGCGTTGGATACAAACTCTGTAAAGAACTCTTGAATGTTGTAGTACCCGTAATAGTCCTTTGCAAAGTCATCAGGACTGAGGTTTTCAAGTGTTCGTGAACTTTTAAATGGGCCTTCTGTCTTAATAAACTTAACCCATGAATCTGAATCCATTGGGTTCTTACCGCTATTGATGGCTCTTACTGCATCATTCTGATATCCATGCTGCAATGCGTGGCGGTACAAAACAACCAGATCGTAAGCAGCCTTTTCTTCCTTTGTCCCTGCTTTAGCCGCTGTGTACAACTGAAGAAGAAAATTGTTGTATCTTTCCGGATCTAGCAGCATCTCAGGACCGAATTGAACTGAGTATATCCCTGCGTTCTGCGACCTAAGAATAAGTTGTTCGATGTGGGATTCAAATCGCCTATGAATGGCAGCGTGAACTACTTCATGGATGACGATTTTATTAAATCTGGCTAAACCAGTATCGTCCTTTAACCCGGGACTAAAACCTAGTTTGTCTGAGCGGGTAAAGTACCCGCCACCAGTATAACCAAGGACTTCTTCAAGATTTGCGGGAACTCTGGTAAGGGTGTCTTCATCCAGAACATCCAACAAAACACGGGCTGCTGCCCCATTTTGAGTTGTTTCGTCGAATTCTTGTACTACTGATTGAAGGAGTTCCCGGATTGATTGGATGTTGGGACCATAGGAACTCTTTGGCAGCGACTCCCACAACTCGTTAGCCTTTTTAGCCCACGACTCAAGTACGTCGTTTGAAGTCACGCCAAGACGTATAAGCATTTCATCAACAGCCGCTGTTGAATTGAATGCATAAGGCGTATAAGTAACTTCGTAGCCTCCCGGAAGCGTTGTGCGTCGTTCCCGGTAAAAGCCCCACGCGGCATCTTCAATTTGATCCGCAACAAACTGCCGACCAAAGGCTACTCCACCAATCAAGCCAGCAGCCGACCCTGACAGGACCATGTTCTGGACAACCTCGCCAAAGGAGGGGTCGTACAGCGGATCAAGGCCCTGTCGGGCAAACTGGTAAACGACCTCTTCACCGACACCCACAGCCGTATACCTCGCTCCAAGGCTCAGGCGGGACACAGCGTTTGCGGCTTCAGCAGCAGCAATAGCGGGAGCCTGAGTACGATTTGCACCGAAGGCGAGGGGGGTTATTCTGCCAGCCATCGTAGTGCGGGTACCAAGACCAGCCAAGGCAATGGGCTCTGCAAGGTACCCACCCAGCGTCATAACTCCAATGTCGGCCACAATGCCCGTAGCGAGGCCAATAGTGGACGCTTGCGCCTGTGGCATACCACGGCGGACAAACTCAAGGCGGTCCTGATACTCGTTGTAACTGGAAGCCGACAGGACATACTGCCAATGCTTTGCCGGAATAGTGTCCAGATCCTTTTGCAGCCCCTCCTTGTTGTTGCCCATCGAATAGGTAACAGGGGAGCCGGGGCCGACTTCGTTGATGCTTGAGAAGTTCAGGGGGTCCTTTGTTTCGCCCGAGAACCAATCGTAGGCCCCCTCTACCGTCTGGTAGATCGCACTACCCATACCCGATTGAACAGCCCCGGACAAGAACCGTTCACGGGCATCTGAAGTGAGCATCTCAAAGTTGGGGTCATAGATCCCATCGCGGTTGAGAATGGCTCGTTCAGCCGCCATCTCTTCGGCACTCTGAGTAAAGATAGGACTTGAGAAAGTTAGTTCAGCCATTGTTTATTGTCCAGATCCAACCTTGGTGCGCCACAGCCAGCCCTGAAGTGAAGCCCGGTTTGCCGGATTACCAAGTAGGTTGCTCCAGTTACCTCGACGCTCTTGAAGAACCTTATCAAGAACTTCAGCAAACATGGCGTTGTCCATATTGAGATCTTGAGCCCTGATAAGACCGCTAGTGATGGCGTTTCCGTTCTCACGCACGGCCATCAAGACCTGATCTGCTCCCGGGGGAGATACGACAACCAAGGTTGCATTGGGGTTGTTGGGATAGTTGGCCCGGAGCCACGCTTCAAGGTACAGTTCATCCTGATTAGGACCAAGGTTCCGCTTAGGAAGCAGAGAGCCGCGGATAAAGACATTCTCTTCCCTGACCTTGTCCATAGCGACCTTGTGGGCACTACGGGATCCCATAGGGTTGGTGCTTAGTTCCTCTGCGTAGGCTTGTCGGTACACGAAGTCGAGATAGGTAGCAGCGTCCGGCTCAAGAGTTCCAGAACGGGAAGTATTTGCAATGGTCTCCCTAAGTTCTTGATTGGACTCCTTTATCTCCATCACAGTCTCTTTGTCATACTGATCAAGCCACTTAAGCGGATCCTTAAGATCAAAGTAATCCACCTCACCAGCGCGGCCAAAGGCTGTAAACCTAGAGAGATCCCGAGCCACATCTCCGATCTTTTCTCCAGCCCGAATGAGGTCCACAGCGCGGTCCAGTTTGGCAATCAAAGCCTTACCGTTTTCCCCGCCGGGTAGAATCGTGGACAGGTTCTGATTGTTATCCTTAGCCAGCATATAAGCCATCACCATGTCTTCGGTGTATGGCAGGGCTCCAACTTCACCAACGCCAGCCTGCTCAACGACCCGTGGATTCATCTCACTCAACAGCCCCTTGAAGGCTGGAGCAACATCCCTAGCATCGTCAAACTGCGTTGCAAGACCCATACGCATGGCTAGGAACCGCTGCCTAACTGATGCAGCCTCTTCCCGGGTAGTGGCCCTCTGAAGGTATGCGGCTTCATACTGCTTCAGAGAGTCACGCATCTTCGTATATGCCTGAGCAAGACCCTTCTTGTACTTATCTTCATCAGGGGTAAGCCCAAGGGTCTGCGTCAGATAGGTATCATACTGTTGTCGGGCTTCTGCAAAACCGGGAACAAAGTTGCTGTTTGGCTCAAAGGACTCACGAACTTCCCGGTCCAGAGTAGGAAGAATCCCGTTACCGTCGCCCGTACCGTTCCAAAGAATGGTGGTGGCTTGCTGGACCTCTAGTGCCGCTTGGTTTGCTTGAGCGTCTGGGATAATCTTTCCAAGTAGAAGATCCTTGGCCTTGAACGCTTCTTCAGGCGGAAACTCAAGAGAATCAATAGCCTTGGTCATTTGCTGTATACGGGCATTCCAATCAGTAACGCCTTCTGGGTTGGCCGCTTCTGTAACCAATGTCCAAAGCGCGTTGTTCTTTTCTTCACGAATCCTTGCTTCGTTTTCCCGAATAGCAGCCGCGCTGTAAGAGCGCAAGTAGCCAATCTTGGACTCTTGCTCGTTTGCATTGATCCGCACCTTGCCCTGAGCAAAGTCTTCCCGAAGGGCTTCTGCGGCCTGCTCCACAGTCATTGCACCAGACACGATTTGGGGAGTCAGATCCTTTTCAATTCGCGCTGCCAAAACTTTCGATTCTTCGGTAGACATCCGGAGGTCATTGGTTTGGATCTTAGCGGCATTCATTGCCATCTGAGTCTTGGCATACTGGGTATTAGACAGGTAACCAGTACCAGACACCAAAGCATCAAACATCTCCCGAGCCGCCCGAGGGTTGTCCGAGGTTGCCATCAGTTCGACCAACGCATCAACAGCGGCGTTGTTGACCCGACTGGAGGCAACACCCTGATTGACCATCTCATCCAGACTAGACTGAAGCGTCCCTAGGGCCTGCTGGCTTACCACCGGGTTGGGACTGGTCCAATCCTGTGCTGCCCTCTGGATTTCCGAAGCCACCCCCGTCAGGATCTTCTGGGTATTGTGTTCAATGACCCGGCCTTCATGCTTGGCCTGCATCGTCCCCATGAAAGGGTTGAACGACTCGTAGAAGGCCCTGCTCATGTACGACGCATCGCCCATGAACTGGTTGACATTCTGCGTGTACTGATAAGCAAAGGCATCGAAGCCCCGGGGGTCATCGAGGAAAGTCGGATCTTCTGCGATCTTCTTTTCCAGCAGGCTCTCAAAGTTAACCCGGGCCTTCATGGCCTCAATGGATCCGCTGGCCTTCTGGGCACCGATGGCAAACCACGGGTTCTCCGTGGGCTTGATCTCACCAGACTGAACCAGTTGCTGGTAAGACTTCCGGCTCTTGTTGACCAGATCCATACCCTGCTGGACCTGTTCTTCGTTCCATTCCTGCTTCAGGCCCCCAGCAAGACGAGCCGCGCTCACCGACAGGTTGCTGAAGGCTTCGGCAAACTGAAGAGCGTTCTGGACCGTCTGCTGGTCATACAACTCCGCAGCCACCGCATTCTGGTTGGGCTGGATAAAGGTGCTGACTGGTTGGGCAGTTACGCCAAGGGTGGGTCGTGCTTTAGCCATGATTATGGTCCGGGAGGAACGCTGCGAACCCCGGGAATAAGCCCACTAGGGGGTGGAGGGGTTACTGTCTGGTTTGCCTGAGCCCCCACACCATCCGGAGTACGGAATGACTGGAGGGCACTATAGGTACTGATACCCGTGGTAACACCGTTGATCAGCGGGAGCCATGGGCTGGGGTTAGCAGCAGGCGGCAGCGGCGCAGGGTAGCCACCATTGATGGCACTCTGACCACGGGCGTAGATAGCCTGAATCTCCATACCCATTTGCGTCCGCATATTACTGAGGTTTCGGAGCGCAGCAGATTCAAACTCCAAGACATCGCGGTCAAACTCAGCATGGAGGAGATCAACACTACGACCTTCAACCCCAGCAGCAGCAGTCACCGTAGTCGCCGTAGCCTTGGCCTGACGGGCGTTACGAGAGATCCCCTCTAGTTCCTGCCGAACCGCAGAAGAGCGTTCGATGTTCTGGCGGACAGTCTGATCGACCTGTGAGCCCACATCCCGGATGACTGCCTCAGCGTTCTGGAGATACTGCTTGTTGCCAGCGACCCCAAGACGCGACCTATAGGCATTCTGCTCCTTTGCGGCCTTGTTCTGGGCACTTGCCTGAGCAGCAGCAGACGCAGCACCAATGGCTACTGCCGCTGTAATCCCAAAGTCACACATTTCGGTACCTCACAAACTCAATGAATGGAAGTCCCTGCACCCCATAGTGGGGAACAGTTCGGACAAATTTGAAATCAAGCCATTGCAGCCACCTGATATGCACGGTGTTGCGCTGGTCAATTAGGTTATACAGTAGTGGGCTTTGCTGCTGCAAATAGTCAACCCACTTACGAGACTTTTTCAGGAAGTCCCACTTGTAGTCGAACAAGCAATCCGATCCAAGCATCCAGACCCGAGCCCCAATAGGATCTAGGACATACCCAAACATAGCCAACGGAAGTCCGTTGCTTTGGGCTTCGACCGTAAAGCACTCCGTAGACAGCCTGTAGGCCATATCCAGAGCCTCTTGGGGTTCCAGTCCACTACAAGCAGCCACCTCATCCCGATCAGCCTGACGCATATCAAGGGCCACTATGGCCGCATCGGTTGATCGTGAAAGGCGGACATCAACGAGCATCTTCGCGGAATCGTGTGAACTCGCCTTCAATTTCAGCACTCAAGAACTTGGACGGTAGGTGGGAGTTGTTCTTAATCTTCAGCACTTGAGCATCGTTCCTGCCGTAGATCGGAACTTTGAAAGTGCCTGTAGACAAGTTTAGGGCTCCAAGAACTGCGGTGCCCAAGATCTCACCAGTAAATGGATACGAGAATTGGTTTTCGGTTCCGAGAGTGGAAACCACTTCAAAGTACCCAGTATCGGCATACTGCACAACCAAGTACTTCAGTTGATACCGACCATTGATCAACGAAGCGGGGCTGGTTCCTTGCGAGGCTTGTCGCAGATACTGAGTGGAGAACTGGTACTCCATGGTGTACGGCAGTCCGATCCAAACATCCTTGTTGCTGTAATTACCTTCAACCACCACCTTACCCGGATCGCCCGTGTTTGGGGAGTTGTATGCATTGCCCCCAACAACCTTGGCTACATACCCATCCTTGGTAACCACTTGGATCTTATTGGCGGCGTAAGAGAACGGAGCCGGAAGGGTGAATGAAGTCGTGTTGGAGGCTTGAGTATAAGTACCCTGACCAGTCGGGTAATACTTGCGGGCATCGAGGTGGGTAATCCAGTTCTTCCCGCTGGGAATAATGTCGTTAAGGCCCGCACCCATGCGGATCTTTTCAATGGTCAGGTAGCCAGTATTAGCCGTTGCTCCTGTTCGCATGAAAACGACATACAGATCCGACTCGACAAAGGTACACCACAACGGCTTGCAATAGTTCCCAGCGATCCCAGAAGAGTCAGCAAAGGTGAACTTAAACCAAGCGGATTGAACGCGGGTATCGCCACGGTTTAGATACCGATAGCAATACAGTTCGTCGTTGGCGATCAGTACAGCAATGTTGTCGTGGGAGGTTGCTGCAAGGTGCTTTGGGGTGCCAACAATGTACCTAGAGACATTGTCAGTCAAGTCGTTGGCAATGTAAGACCCATCAATGTTTGGCTGTGGGACCAACTCACGAACACCCGAATAGCCGCCGTTGTTGTAGGTAAAGAAGATCGAGGAGGCGGTTGCAATGGGATTGACTATGTTGCTTTGGTTTTCAAAGTCACCAGTAGTCAGGATGGCAACATTCTTGGGACTGAAGACATCACCACTACGCATCACCATTTGGTTCGTAGGGGTGAACAAGATCAGGTCCCGGTTGAACGGGATTGCAGAAGCAATTACACCCACCTTGGATGCCGAAGACGCAATATCAATCGGATCCGTATCCAACAGATCTAGAACCGTGGTCCTCCAGAAGTTGAAGAACTCCGAGGTTTCGCTGAAGATCAGGTTTTCCCCAGCCATGAAACCAAGCCGACTCTGGTAGTAAACCATGTCATTGATCTTGGTTCCAATGAATGATGGGTCGGGATTGGTTTCTGCGTCCCCAACATTCCGGTTTGCCCAGTCGTAGCCGTTATACAGGCCCGCTGGACTGCCCGTGGGCAAACCATCTCCTTCCGTTGGAGTCGTTCCATCAGCCGACTTAAGCATGAAAGTACCGTTAGACTGGCGGATCAAGATCTTCGGCATCGTAGCCGGGTTGATCTCATACTTGATGCCGGGGGCCACAGTCTCGACCCAAAGCCCCTGCCCAAATGAAACCCCACCAAAGGTCTCAAACTTGACCCAATAGTCATCGTAGTCGGCTTCTGGGCTACCCGCAACACGAACCATGTATCCATTGGGAGCGCATGGGGGCAGATCTTCAAACCGCTCAACAGCGTTGATAATCAGCGTCAGCCCTTCGCCAGCAAAGTCATCTTCGGTGACTACTTTAATATCGGTTGTACCCGCTTTGATCCAAATAACGCTGTCTTTGTAAATCGTGCCACTAAGGTTGGCATCATTATTCAAGTCATCGGCCAAGTCTTCAGCGGCGTGGTTAGTTCCTAGATCACTATTACCGGTTGGCTTGTGTATGGCTGTAACCGTTGTTGACGAGTAAGTAACAATGATCTTGTGTTCGCGTTCGTAATTAGCCTGACGAACCCACACCAAAGCGTTTCGATTGTAGTTCGTAGGAAACTGCGGGGACACATTAGCCGTCAATGCCGGAGTATCAGTCTTATTGAGAATAAAAGTGACATCGGCAATCGTCAAAGCCACTCGTTCGCTGGCAGCGGCAGTACCAAGTCCAGTAAACGAGGACTGAGTAAACAGGGTCTTTCGATTACCAGCAAGATCGAAGATGTCCACCGTGCCGTCCTTGAGGATCGACATGATGTACTTCTCGTTGGCATCTCGCTCAATCAGGTGGAAGAACGGCTCATCGGCCTTGTTGGGTTGACGCAGGATGTTCTGCGAGTTCCTGACTGCGGCAACAAACTCCGTAGGAGGACGCTTGATCAAGCCTTCCACAGGAGATGGAACGGCGTTGGTGATTGCGTCGGCTTCATTGATATTCCGAATCGTCGGAGGCTGTTGACTAACCCCACCAATGAGATTCGGAATCGGAGTATGAATGTAGACCATCAGTTGACCCAGTAAGATCCACGGCGGATAAAGGTCCTAGCGACATCGTAGGAATCAAAGATGCTGTAGTCAGCGGTGTCCATTTCGTACTCTTGCAGTTTAGCCAAAGCCTGAACTTCATCGCTCTGGGTGAAAGAGTGCAGTTTGACCGAGCCGACAACGCGATCTTGGAACA